GAGCAGTGGCGCAATTGCGTTGCCTACTAGATACCACTGTTACGCTTACTTGAAAGTCCTCGTCTTTCCGAGGTGTCATGATGGTGGCAGGTGCTGAACTCCTGCTTTCGGGGTATTGACCCATCTGATGTCGAGGTTCACTCTGTTTCTCTGGCCAGTCGCATTAAGCAGGTCGGTGGTCTCTTTCAACTCCTAGCCTGCACCAGAACAACAGCCAATCAGCCTTGGCATTCACCATCAAAGGAAGGCGCTAGTTGGATAACCCATGCCTGAACGCACTAGCGCCCTCGTTTGATGGCTCTCTTACGAAAGCCTGCGGTGCATACCCATGCACCTGTTCCTTTCTGCTCTTGGTGATTCTACACCTCACCCGTGGATTAGCGTGCGACGGGGCGCTGCGGGACTTAGTCCCTGCGCAACAGGTTGTTTGCTGCGATGGGTGAACTATATAGATAAAAATGGCGTTTTTATCATCCCTCGATGTAAAGAAATGTAAAGACAATCACGCCGCTTCTTCTAGGTAGCCCACGATGCAGGCTTGGGCTTCGTCAAAGCCAGCGCAGCAGTGGGCTTGGTAGCCAGCCCGTGATAGATAGGCCAGCCAATCGCGCTGCTGTGGCGATAGCCTGCCGCCTTTGCGACGCTTCATTTCGATAAATAGGCCATGCTTGCCGCCTGCAGCAACGGGCAAAAACAGGTCAGGCACGCCAGCTCGCACGCCCTCCATCTTGAGGCGCATGGCCTCAAGTTTGTGCCTGCTTCCTCCGTTGGGTATGGCAAAAATGCGGCCTTTCAAACTGGGGTAGGTCGCATCAAACCAACTCACAAGCGTTGCCTGTTCTAGGCTCTCGCTGGGGGTGGAGTTTTTGTTGGAGCTTTTCATCGTCGGTTGTTTCGCCAAAGTTAAGGATTGTCCAAAAGTCACCATCTTTTTTGTAACTCACGCTTTTTGGTGTGGTGGTAAAACCATTCGTTGCCTGCGAAAAAAAGAGTTTTTTGCGCGCAGAAAAATCGTTGTTTTCAAGCAAATAAACTTTGAAGACACGCCGCGAAGTGGTGACGGTAACGGTCACCATGTGGTTTCCTGAACGGCTCAGGCCGTCTTGGTATTGGAGCGAGAGCAGCGCGTCGCATTGCCTGCGCGTGGGGTCTTTTTTTAGCTCTTTGTGCAGCGCAACGAGCTTGTCATTAGGGTTTACCAGCTCTGCCTTGCACCCAGTGCAAAATCGCGCCGCTATGTCGTTTTTGTGCTCGCAAATGGGACACTCTTTGCAGCTCCAAAAGTACTCACACCGCTGGCGATTGCGCCCTTCGTGCTGACAGCGCCGACCGTGATGCGCTGGCATTGGCAAAAACACACCGTCGCTTACCTCGACCTCTAGCCGTGCTCCACGGGCATCTAAAAAATACCCGAATTCATCGATGGCGGCATTGTCCTCATTTTTTCGCGCAGAAAATAGATTGATTTTTCCGCAGTCCTCGCACCTTGCCTCTATGGGTTCGCTGATGCCCTGATAGGCTGCTTTGATTTGGGGGCGGTATAGGTCTCCATCTGGGCAGTGGCGCTCAATGTTGCCCGCGTAATCGAGCACCACACATTCGGCCTTTCCATCATAAAGACGCATCCCCCTGCCCATGATTTGCTGGAGTAGGCTGACTGATTCTGTAGCTCGCAAGATTGCGATATGGCTTACCCTTGGGCTATCAAATCCAGTCGTCAAAACACCAACATTTACTAGATAAAGAAAGCGCCCTGCGTTAAATTCTGCGATGGTTTTGGCGCGTTCAGCCTTGGGCGTTTCTCCCGTGACAAGCCGCGCATTGTCAGGGTGCAGGCTGGCCATAACCTCTTTTGCATGGTTTACAGTAGCCGCGAAAATCATCACGCCAGTGGCGCTTTGGGTTTGCGCCACCACATCGGCAACAATGGCGGCCGTTTTTCGCCCCCAGCCCTCAAAAGCAGCTCGCACGGTGTCTGCGCTAAATTGCCCGTTGCTTTGCACCTTCAGGCCGCCCGTGTCATATTGCGCTGCGTTAATATCGGCGGATCTCAACGGCGTGAGATAGCCTTGAGCCAATAAGACTCGGACTGGGATAGAGTAAACGCACTGGTAAAAGTAGGGGTCTTTGGCGATGTCTTGAGGAAGCGCCTTGCCTTGCTGGTCTATGCCAAAAATGAAGCCTTCCGCCAGCCTGTAAGGGGTCGCAGACAGGCCGCAAACGCGCAAATTGGGGCTGGTTTGCCGCATATCTTCGATAATTTGCTTGATGGTGTTGGTAATGCCGTGACACTCATCCACGATAACGCCTGCAAATTCATGTCCCATGCGCTTTGCGACGCTTTTCCAGGTGCCAGGCGTGGCAAAAACCACTTGATGCCGCAGGCTCTTAGATACGCTGGCGCTAAAGATGCTGCACTGCTCTCCAATGGCTTTGTATTTAGCCGCGTTTTGGAGGATTAGCTCTGCGCTTGGGGCAAGACACAGCACCCGCTTTCCGCCGCTTAGTTTGTAAAGGGTTTGTGCAAGCAAGGCAACGATGATGCTTTTGCCTGACCCAGTGGCAGCGTCTATCACCACGGGCACGGTGCTGCCGCGCCAAGATGCCACCACCGCGTCATGCGCTTCTTGCTGGTATGGTCTTGGCGCTAGCATTAAGTCAGCCTCCAACTCTCGCTAGGCTTGCCGCGCCATTTTTCAAGGTCAGCATCTGGCAGCAGCTCTTTGATTGCTTTGGAGTAGCTAATAGCGCCCTCGCGTTTGACTAGCGTGAGTTTGCGCCCGCAAACCGTGGCATCTTTGCCGCCTACTAGCTCGACCAGATTATCAAGCGCCATTTTTTCAGCATCAGCCGCTTCTTTTTGTCGCTGGCGCAAGCGGTCGATTTCATCCAGTAACGCCTGCGCGTCAGGCGTGTCCACCTCCACGCGCAGCGGCTCAAGGTGGGCAGGGTTGTCCAGCTCTGCGAGTAGGCGCTGGTAAAAGGCATCCAGCGCGGGGTGGTTCACATCAAGCCAGCCCTCGTCAAAATCGACGCGCTCGATGTGAATGGATTCTTTGACTGCATCAAAATCAAGCGGGTCGCCCTTTGGCGCTATGTACTGCGCAAAATAGGCGTGTTTGCGCCCAGTGGCAAGCATCTCCATTTGCACCTGCGCCGCGTAGTGTGGCTGCTCTGCCAGTGGCTTGAATTCGCCACCATTGCGCAGGCCGTATGGCACCTTTAGCTCCAACACGCCGCCGTCGCTGGTTAGTCCGTCTGGGCTAGCGCCCATGCGGTCGCCGTAGGCAAAAAACCCGCATTGCTCGACCTGTAGGCCAGTTTTATGCATGAAGCAAAGCAGCGCCCGTGTTTCGTGGTTTTGCCCGTGCTCGGTGGCGATGTTGCCTGGAAACTCACGCTCTGCGCCGTGGTAATCGCGCACCATTTCGCGCAGCACATCGTCTGGTTTTTGCCAGGGGCTTAGCCCCAGGATGGCACCTACTCTGCTGCCAGTGATCCGCATTTTGCGCTGGCTATGCCACTCTGCGCTTTTTTGCTCTATAATTTCGTTGCCCATGTCTTTCTCTCCTTTTGCTTGGGTGCTTTCTCAATTGCCCCGCCTAGCGCGGGGCTTTTTTTTCATTAAAACGGCACATCGTCATCGTCATCGGCCACGCTCGCAGGCGCTGGCTTGGCAGTCTTTACCGTGGCGGGCTTGATTGGCGCAGCAGCCTGCGCACCATCTTTGCGAGGGCTGACTGCTTTTACCCAGTTGCCGCTTTTGCTCTTATCGTCCAGCTCCCAAATGCCAAGCAGCAACACCATGGGGCGGTTGCAAAGGTGCTGCAGGCTTTGGTCGCTTGGCGAATCTTCGCCAGCCGCTTCCATGGCTGAAAAGAGCTTGCCGCCCGCGTTGGTGGCAATGGCAGCGAGCATTTTGCGATGCGCCGCGCTTTTTGCGTCATCGTACACCTGCAGCTTTTGAAAAATGACGCGGTTTGCGTGCTGCTCAGGCTGGCTAATGCGCCACTTGAGCTTGATGTAGCTCTTAAAATCGTATGTCTCGTTTTTCGCTTCCTCGCAGATAGCCAGCACGCGCGTCCCATCGGGGATAGGCTGCAGGCTACCGCCGCCAAGCTCAAAACTGCCAGCGCCTTGGGTGTCTTGTTTTTCAAAAAATGACATGATTATTTTCCTTCGCCGTAAAACTTAATGAATTGGGTGATTGGGTTTGTGCCATAGGGAACATCGATTTCGGCGGGCATGCCGTAGCGGTTTTTGGCGTTGATGTAGCCAACTTGCCCGTCGCCCGTGGTGATTAGCTTGCGGTCGCCCGTTTGCGTGACACGCCCATACTTCGTGGTCTGCCCTTTGCGATTTTGGTCGCTGCCCACTACAAATTCCTCTTTTTTCAGATACAGCACAGCGTCGCTTTGAGACACATAGGGCGCTAGCGCCTGAGCGTCCATATCGAGGCTGAAGACGCTGTAATCAGCCGCCGCGTCTGGGCGGTTGCGGATTTTCTTGATACCAGTGTGGGCGAGGAAAACCACGGCCATGCCCTTTACGGCGCGAAGCTGCTCGCATTTGTAGATGAATTCGGCGTGCCAGCTGGCCACTTCCGCAAAGCCTTTGTGGAAGCCGCCCGCTGCATCGGCCACCGTCCCAACGCCATCGCGCAGCGCGATTTCTGCGCCAAAGAGCGTGTCCAGCGTGGTGACACTGTCGATGACCAGTGTTTGGTAATCGTGCTGCTCGCGCATCAGCTCGTCCAGCAGCTCAAACAGCGCCGCCCTGGTGCTGCGCACCATGTTTCCCGCCTCGTCCTTGGCGGACTTCGGCAGCCGTGGCAAAACATCTGGCTGCGCATCATCGTCCCAGTTTTCAAAAACGGCTGTGCCGTCCTCGGTGGGCAAAATGATGGCTTTGGGGAAAAGCGCCCCAAGTGTTGTTTTGCCAGTCCCTGGGCTGCCCACGATGGTGATAAGCGGCGGCTTGGCTTTGGGCTTGCTAGCCCGCGATAGGATTCCCATTCTCTTTCTCCTTTTGGTTACAGAATCGCACCAGTAATTGAATAGTGCGCAAATTAGGGTTCTTGTTTGACCCTTTCATAATGGCCTCAATAGTGGTAAGGCTTACGCCTGACCATACTGAAATCTCTTTTGGTGAATACGGCATCAGCCGTTGAATCAAATCTTCTAGCACATTGCTGCTCCTTTGGTTATGAAGGCTCTATAGTAATCCAAAGAGCATCAAAATTTCATTTATGCTTTGTAAAGATAGGTAAAGCTGCGCCCGTTTTTGCCTTTGCCTGTCTCGCTGCGGATTTGTCCTTTTTCGACTAGGTGGGCGATGGCCGCCTCCATGTCATCGGTGCTGACTTTACTGCGACCGACCGCGTTACGCACGCGCCCAGCTGTGGTGCATTCACCATCCTCCAGCTTACGCATAAAGCGCATGATGCCCTCTAGCAGTCCGTCCCCGCGCTCTGTGGCTTTGTTGCTGGCCAGCGCATCGCTGCTCTTGGCGCGGGCGATTTTGTCGAGCGTGACGGCTTTGATTAGCTCATGCGCCCATTCCATCTCCACGCGGGTGATGATGCCTTTATCAGCCGCCAATATGCCCGCCACTTTGATGGCCAGCTCCTTTGCGCCAAGCGCCTGGCTCTCTAGTCCGCTGCCGCTATCGCGCTCGATGACGGCCTTTTCGTGCCAGTACTGCCCTACTTTTTCAAGGAAGGCCGCGCCATCCTGCGCCCAGCCTATCGTGAGCCATGCGCCCTTGCGCTCGATGCGCCCGCCGCTCTTTATCGCGGCGCTCCCGCCAGTTAGCATCGCGCCCAAGCGCCCCGCGATGTGCATGGGCAAGTCTGCATTGCTCACCTCGCTTGGGCTGCGCTCGATAGGTACGGTTTCATCTTCCTCAAATATCAGCGCCCGCCCCAAGAACCCGCCAGTTAGCAGCCAGCCGTCTTTGTCCAGCGCGGCATTAAAGCTGCCTGGCTCTGTCAGTCCAAAAAATGTGAGGTATGGTGCCACCAAACCCGCATCGGCCGCCTCCAGCGCCTTGTAAGCCTGCGCCAGCTCCCCGTCTGGCTCACGCGCTGCAACATCGCGTGGGTTTTCCCCATCGGCAATGCCTAGGCGCTTGCAAATGCCTGCAATGTGCCTCTGGCCTTGCTCCTTCAGCTCCCGCTTCATATCCCCGCTAAGGCCATGCTTGCCATCGGCCTCTGAGTAGATGGCGATTAGCTCGGCCAGCAGGTCTTCCAAGTAATGCGCCCCGCTGCGCCCAGCGCCCGAGATTTTTTCGAGTTGCTTGCCGAATTCGTCGTACACATAGTAGATGGCTTGATGCTGCACCGCGTTTCGCACCAGCTCTTGCGAGGATTTGAATTTGCCGTGCGCCGCCGCCAAAACACCCAAGGCATGGTGCGCATCGTCTATGCACTTCTTAATCGCACCCTTGCCAGTGCGCGATCCAGCCACGCCGATGGTTATCAGGTTGAGCGTGGTTCTGCGCCCCGCTACGATGTGGGTTAGGCCAGCTGCATTGCTTACGATTTGCAGCGCAGCAGCAACAGCCAGTTTGTGGCGCGGGTAGGCGCATCGGCTGTCTATCCAGCTCACCAGCTCGCCTACCAAGCCTGGCGGCTTGCTTAAATCCACCCCGCCGCCAGGCTTTGGCTGCGCTTGCTCTTGCGCTGGTTCACCCTGCCAGTCGGTATCATCCACAAACTCCACGGGGGCGGTGTACCCACCATCCCTAGCCAGTTTGTGCAGCGTCCCAGCCGTCACGCGCTGACTACTTTTGCCGAAGGAGTGCCATTTCATGCCCAGCGTTTCATCCGTTTCGCCTGGGTTGCCAATGCGCGACCATGCTGCCCACAGCTCATAGCCGCCTTGCGCCCCGCCCGTCGCATCATGCAGCGCCATGCCGACCTGCACCCAGTGGTGATAGTCTTTTCCGTCATTCTGGATATGCTGCACCATCGCTTGCAGCTCGGGCAGCGCAGGCGCAGGCGTATCGCCAGCCGTTACGCGCGGACTCACTTTCAGCAGCTCCATCAGCTCTTGCGGCGCATCGCCCACGGCCTGTGGGCTGCCTTCAAGCGCCTCGTACCTGTGGCCGCTGGCGTGCAGGCTGTACGCGCCAACCACAAACCCGCTGCTTTTGAAGTCGATGCCTGGCAGGTGCTTGACCTGCCCACCTAGCGCCATGCCTTGCGGGGCTTTGAAATACCAGTGCTCCCCGTTTTGGCTGCCCGTTTGCACGATGTAGCCACACGCTGCGCGAATATCGGCTAGCTGCTTCGCACTCTCCCAGCCCCCATTGCGACCGTCCACATCCACCACCAGCAGCCCGCTGGTTTGCACGACCACGCCGTGCCCGTCTTGCAGCTGGTTGCCGAAGAAGTGCCCCTCTTCGTCCTCCAGAAATTCAAGTTGCTCGGCGTCCCATGCGGGCGTATGCTGCCAATTGGCTGCCTTGGGGTGTTTGCCTATGGCCGTGCATTCGGCGTTGCCACAGCCGCATTTGCCGCCCTCTATGGGGTGCAGGGGGAAAATGCGCCAGCCTGCTGCCAGCTCGTCTTGGTAGTCAATCATCTAAAAAATTTCCAAAAAAAAGCCTTGCGAAGTGTTCGGTTCGCCAAAACCCCAGCACAGTAGCTGGTTGAACACTTCGCAAGGCTCACTGTCTTTCGGTTTTGGCTATAGCAAGTGTACACCCAAACCGCCGACATGCCGCTGGTAGAAACCCTAAAACCGCCGCAACTTAGCGATTTTGCTACACTTTTTTACTTAAAAAACCATAGCGCAGAATCTGTAATAAAATAAAGAAATGCGCCATTTTTTGCCGTTAGTTAGCGTTTTTTACTAAGCTGGAGCGGCCTTGCAGCAGTAGGATAGATGCGCTAAGTGTTTGATTTAATTAAGTTTTTTGCAGGTTAGTTAAATTAGTAGGATAGCGCATATATGTTTAAAAGAATTTATAAAAAAACATCTAAAAATTTAGCTATAAAACACCTATAAATTTACAGATAAGTAGATAGACATAGTAGTCTTATATACCCCTGAGCCATACCCCTATATTTATATATATAACTAACTATCTATTTATCTATTCTATAGATAAAAGCCTTATAAATCAAAGACTTAGAGCAGTTTCGTAGATAGTAGATGAACTTTAAGCTACTACGCTACTCTGGCGCGGTTGTAAAGTTGTCAAAATTCCAGCTAGTGGCTGCGAAAGGCCGCGCAATTGGCATATAATGGCGGCATGGAACAAAAAGAAACACCAAAGCCGCTACTGAGCACCAGTGAGGCGGCCAAAATTCTAGGCCTGCCTGAGCAGCGCCTGCGAGATTGGGCAAAAAGCCGAAAAAGCCCTCTGCGCGTGCAGCTGGTCATGGGCAGGCTATTCTGGCAAGCCAGCGATGTGCAGGCTATGGCAGAGGGGCGGCTGTGAAGCGCCGCAGCACCACCCTATCCCCAGTCGCCAAAGCGCTAGTCAAGCGCGACATCATGGCCACCATTGCCGAGCTACGCACTGACATGGGTTTGCAGGCCTATATCGGGCATGATGTAAATAACATAGCACAAAGCGCAGGGCGGCTGTTTTTCATAGTGGCACATGCAGCGAATGCCGCTGGCTACGGGAATACGCCAGATGGCAGCATCATCCTAGGCGCGGCATCAGCGCTTGGCGATGTGGTGGAAACGCCAGAGCGCCTAGAACAGCAGCGTGGCGCGATTACAAGCGGCCTGGCCGCCGTGGATAGGCTCTTGCCAAAGCTCACAGCGTGGCAGCTGGCCGATGGCGCTTTCGCTTTTGAGCGTATCTTGAAAGATACCGCTGAGCTGCGGACAACCGACCTTCAAAAACTTTTACTGTGAACACCATGAGCCTGCCTATAGTCATCACATCCGACAAGCACCTAGACGGCTGGAAACTGCGCCAGCCCACCCTGCGCCCAGGCGCTGAGGATTTCCTCAAAGTGCCAAGCCGCCAAGGGGAGCGCCGCACACCATACCGCCCGCCGTCTATATCGGCTTGCCAACGCTCGAAAGGAAAATGATGCAGGTCAAAATCGTAGCCAAGACCACGCCCGCCGAAGGCATCAGCCTAGGCGAGTTCGTTGCACAGTGCGCCCGAGTTTCCAACCCAGCAAACCAGAACAATCACGAGACAGCGCCGCGCCTTTTGCGCTACCTGGTCAAGCATGGCCACTGGTCTCCTTTTGAGATGTCGGCTTTGACGGTGAGCATCGTTACCACACGCGACATTGCCCGCCAAATCCTGCGCCACCGAAGCATGAGCTTTCAAGAATTCTCAGGCCGCTACGCCATGATGCCAACGGCATTCATGCCACGCGAAGCCCGCCTGCAGGACACGGCTAATCGCCAGAACTCCCTGCAGAACGAAGATGCAGAGCTGGCCAGCTGGTGGGCTGCTGCCCAGCATGAAACCACGGCCAAAGCCCGCGAGCTGTACGAGCTGGCTATCAAGAAGGGGATTGCAAAGGAGCAAGCCCGCGCACTCTTGCCAGAAGGCCTTACAGAAAGCCGCCTTTACATGGCTGGGACGCTTCGCAGCTTTATCCACTACTGCCAGGCAAGATGCGGCAATGACACGCAACAGGAGCACCGCGAGATAGCGCAGGCCATCCGCGACCTGATACTGGCCGAAGTGCCAGAGCTGGCGGAGGTGTTGGTATGAGCGCAAACGACAACCAAATCGGCGGGCAGCACTACGCCAAAAAGACTATCCAGCCGTGGGATTTCATCGCGGCAAATGGGCTGGGCTACTTTGAGGGCAATGTTGTGAAGTATCTATCGCGCTGGCGCGATAAGGGCGGGGTGCAGGATTTGCACAAGGCTGCGCACTACCTGCAAAAGTTGATTGAGTTGCAAAATGGCAAAGACAAAGACTAGGCGCCAGGAGGACGGCCAATGAGCGAGCGCCAAGCCGTAATCGATGCTGCGGCGCAGGAATACGCGAAGTTCCTTGCGAAATTTGAGGCCAAGAAAACCACCGACGATTGCTTTACGCCGCCAGAAGTATTCGCCGCAGTGCACCGCTGGGTAGTCGATGAATACGGGATACACGGCAGGCGCATCGTCCGCCCATTTCATCCTGGAGGGGATTTCGTCAGCTTTGGCTATCAACCTGGCGATGTAGTCCTGGATAACCCGCCATTTTCGATACTGTCGAAGATTAGCGACTTCTATGACCGACGAGGGATCGACTATTTCCTTTTCGCGCCGGCTCTGACGCTGTTTAGTATTCGCGCTCCAACAATGCTGGTCGTCGGCGCCGATGTTGAATACGCCAACGGCGCGAGAATCGCCACCTCGTTCATCACCAGTCTTTCGCCAGCAGTCCGCATTCGCACCGCCCCAGCCCTGGCACAGGCACTGCTGGATGCCCATCCCAAGCGCGATGCTCTGCCTAAGTACACATACCCGCCAAATGTGCGCAGCGCGGCGTTGCTGGGTCGGGTCGCGTCCGTGGATTTCAGCGTCGGCGCGTCGGAGTGTGAATCCATCGCGAAGATGGATTCACAGCGCGAAGTTGGTAAAAGCATTTTCGGCGGTGGCTTCATTTTGAGCGACAGAGCCGCCGCCGAGCTGAAGGCCGCCGAGCTGAAGGCCGCCGAGCTGAAGGCCGCCGTCGATGCCATCGAATGGGGTCTGTCCGAGCGCGAGCGCGCAATCATCGAGCGCCTCAATGATGGGGCAGCAACGAGCGCAGCAGGCGCGACGAGTTTGCCCTTATTCGACTAGGCCTGGAACGCGCTGGCCATTCTGGAACTGACACTACTGAAATAGGACCAGGCGGCCCGATGAAAGATACCTGGCCTATATCCAAAGGGCAAAGAGCCACGACATAGCCCGTATCGTGAAGCTGGCAGACCTGGCCGATAACCTCAGCCCCGCCCGCCGTGGGGCGATAAGCGAAAGTCAAAGAGAGCGCGACGAGCTGGCAAGGGCGCTACTGCTCAGTAAAAACCCCGATAAAAAAGATTAAAACTTTACAAT